GCAGGAACAAAGATGACCGTGTGATTGCCTCAGCCTTGGCAGCAGCCGCCTATGCCGAGCAAGTCCAGCCTCAATTGATTGGCAGACGCATCTCTAGGGACGTATCTAGAAAGCAAGAGGAGCTAACCCCTGAAGAAGTGGCTATGGGGCGCAATGTTAGCGAATACTTAAAGAAAATAGGCATCTACGGTGGAAACCAACGTCATATCTAAGCAAGAGTTGCTCAGAACAATGAAATTGTTCTTTGCAGACCAGAATCGGGGCATAAGCATTGATTTGTTTGCAGATTTAGCAGGATTAGGTACAAAAACGATGGTTGAGGTGTTTATTAACCAAAATGCGCCATTATCGGAGTATGTGCAGCGTAGAACCAGCAAAGCATACAAAGCATGGCGTAATGGGGACGTAGCGGTGATGAAGAACCGTGATAACTCCAAATTTGTGCAGTACCGTAAGGAATCCAAGCCCAAGATGGTTCGTGGCTATGGGTTACAGGTAGTAGGTGGGGAAATTAAACTGAAATTGGGCGTAAAGAACCGGGCTGATTACGATTCAACGCTTGCTGAACAACTTGATAGGGGATAAATGATGGCTCGTATACTTAGAGATTACAAATGTCAGGAGCATGGCTTCTTTGAAGGCTTTGAACCTACTTGTCCAGAGGGGTGCACCGATGAATTGGTTTTACAAGTCTTTCTTAAAAGTCCGGGCTTTGTTTCAGACAAGTCCAAAGCCGCAGATTCACACTTGCGAAGTCTTGCGAACGAATTCGGAATGTCTAACATCAAATCCACCCGTGAAGGAGAGAACCAATCAGGCTATCTCCAGCGCAACAACAAGTTTACGGAGAAAGAATACGCAGAAGCCGAAAAGTACGCTACCCCCAAAAAGCGTGGCAGACCCCGCAAAGATTCCCAGAGCCAACCTACACCGCCGCCGCAGCCCCAAGAAGCCCGTGCTGGTGACTCAGCAATCTGGGGGGGCGGTTTCCAAGGCATGAATATGGCTTCTGTCCTTGCTGGGCGTTTTGGTCAGCCTGTAAAAGATGAGACTGTGGGCTTGACACCACAAGCGGCAGGGATACAATCAGGACCTAGAACTGACCCCAACGCAACAATGCGGGACCCCGATAACCTAAAGATTAACAAATAATGCGTATCCCACCAAACAATGACGAACGGGAAAACTTCTATTTAGAACTCATGAATAAGTGCATGGTGTCTAGAGAAGAACGTAAGGCTGACTACAGCACGTTACGCTCTTACTATTTGTTTGGTGCGGCTCCTGAAGAACCTCCTGCGTACTTCAATAAGATTCATCCGCATATTGACCAACTTACATCGTTTTTGTATTCGGCTGAGACTACCCGTTTTAGTATTGCTATGGGTGCGTCAGTTCCAGACATGGAATATCGCAAGACTCCAGTTCTCACAAATGCTCTCAATGACGAATGGCTTAACTCTAATGCTGACCAAGTATTCTCAACAGCATTAACGTGGTCTCTTGTCTACAACACAACTTTTCTCAAACTTGTAGTCAGTGGTGGTATCCACCCCTACATGATTGAACCCGGCGCAATAGGCGTGTTGCGTGAAGATACGCCTTACGTTGACCGACAAGAAGCTATTTGCCAACGCTACTACATTACAAAGTCTGAGTTGTTTGCCCGTCTGTATTCACACCCTAAGCGTGAGCAGATTGTAAAGAGAGTGACCACTAACATTAAGACTGCAAGCAGCGATGGTTCAGATGGTGGAGATGGTGTAGCCCGTATTGTTATGTCCGCTACTAACCCAACTATCTATGGTCAAGTCAACATGGACTTGTACGGCATGAACAGGTACAACGCTCGTCTTGCTGAAGAAACCATTGAGATGCACGAATTGTGGGTCTGGAACGATGAGATTGAAGATTATCAGGTTGTCACGATGGCAAGCCCTGATATTATTATTTACGACAGACCCGGTTCATCTTTGTTCTTAAAAGGCGAATGTCCTTTTGTCCAAATTTGTCCAAACCCTCAGTACGATTATTTCTGGGGACAGTCTGAAGTACAAAAAATGTGTCTGCTTCAAGGCTTGCGTAATAATCGCATGACTGAAGTACTAGACCTTCTTTCCAAGCAAGTCACGCCCCCAACAGCCCTCACAGGGTTTACGGGAATCTTGGATGAAAAAAACTTTGCACTGAACCGTGCTGGCGGCTTACTTTCAAGTGATATGCCAAACGCCAAGGTTGAACGCCTTGCGCCTGAAATGCCATCTAATCTCTTTGAAGTCATTCATGAGATTGATGCCATGTTCTCAGAAGTGTCTGGTATCTCTAACGTGCTTTCTGGGCGTGGCGAATCTGGTGTTCGCTCTCAGGGACACGCAAGTCAGCTTGCCCGTTTAGGTTCAAGCCGTGCTAAAAAACGTGCCCTTATTGTCGAAGATAGTCTGGAAAAAGTAGCTACACTTTATCTTAAATTGATGCAAGCCTACAACCCCACGCACTTCAAAGATACTGAAGGCACGCCTTTTATTGCTGAACAATTCACCAAAGACTTTGTGGTGAAAGTGGATGCTCACTCCAACTCTCCAATCTTTACAGAAGATACTAAGGAATTGGCGTTTAGTTTATTTAAAGCTCAAGCTATTGACAAAGATTCCTTACTTGATATGCTAGAGCCACCGGGCAAGCAATTGCTTAAAGAGAAGTTAAAGAAGCGTGAAGAAAAGGCTGCATCAGAACCCAAACCGGAACCAAAGCCGGGTAAAGCAGATTTAAAGGTAGCGTAATGGACACATCACAAGTTCAACCCAAGGCAGACCAGCCCCGTGTAAGCACGGAGAATCTCAAGCGTGGCGAACAAGCCCCTGCTTTGCAATACCGCACTACAACAAAAAGTTTTAACCGTAGATCTACAACAAGAAGCTACGGCAATACCGTTCGGGGATAATACTAGGAGATGAATATGTATCGCAAAAGTCGCAAGTCACGGCGTTAAAAATACCTGTTCGGGGTGTAGGGTGTGGCTTCCTTCCCTTAATAAATAGGTCGCCGCCTCTTAATACGGAGATGAAAAATGCGTAAAGCTCGCAAAGGTCGTAAATCACGCAAGTAATTTTAGGGGTTAAGCCCTAGAATTATCGTGTAGCCAATAAGTCCTGCCGAGGGTCGGGAACCAAAAAAATTACTCCTCCTCTTGACAAATACTTGCATAGGATTATTCTATGCAAAATTACTTAGGGATTGATTATGGCTGTGCCACCCGACCAGTTGATGAAATTAATGCAAAGTCAGAAAGATTCTGCCACTCCCGGTGGTATGCCTCCTGCTTCTGATGCCGCTATGGGAATGTCAGAGGATTCAACTCCTCCTATGGCAGCACCTATGTCAACGCCAGAACCCAAGATGGGAAACCGTGAAGCATCCATGATTAACCTTGGCATGGCGGCTGACCTTCTTGAGCAATCACTTCCTGCCCTTGGCAGTGAATCGCCTGAAGGACAAAAAGTCCTTAATGCTATTCGTATAGTCTCAGCTATTCTTGGTCCACGCAAACCTAAGACCAATGAATTGCAACAATCAGAAATTTTGCAATTGTTGCAGTCCTTACCTCAAGCTGGCGGCGGCACACCTGAAGGTAAAGCAATGGCTAATGCTCCACAAGTTCCCGGTATGGTTCCACCCGGCGCACCTCCTCCACCACCCATCCCTCTGGGTGCTGGTGCGGGTCCTGTGCCCGGCGGTGCTATGCCTCCTCCTCCCGGCGGCGGTATGCCGCCACCAATGTAAAGGAATCACAATGGATTTGTTCAAACCCCGTGGTGCTTCGGCTCCTCGTAATCCTACAGACAACAGCCAGAAAAATGGTCAGATTGTTAACACCCCACGTTATTCGCAATTCGGTGGTTTAACTTCTGCTCCAAAAGCAGGACACAAAAACATGATGACTATGAGTCGTCCCGGCGACACTAAGAAAGTCATCTAACGCATTTAGGGGATAAATATGAGCTTAGAAGATATTTCGCTAGAAGCCCGTGACGAATTAGCTTTGCTTGCAAAGCAGTTGTCGGACAATCCTGAAACACGCAAAGAATTTTTGCGCCTGACCCAGAGGGTAAAGCCAAACATGGTAATTCCCGAATTGCAACTTGAGGACTTTACAAACAAAAAAGTCAATCAAGCTGAAGAACGGGTTATGCAGCTAGAAAACAAGTTGCGTGAAAAAGACATTCGAGAGCATCTTGAGTCAAAACGCCGTGCTTTAAAAGCTAACGGCATTGCTCGTAATGATGAAGATATTCAAGAGATTGAAAAAATCATGCTCGAACAAGGTATTACTAGCCACGACACAGCAGCGCAGCATTGGGAGTGGATGAAACAAGCCGCAACCCCAACACCTACTGGATACAACCCAAATATTATTAACAAGTTTGACTTGTCAAAATATTGGAAGAATCCACAAAGTGCTGCACGAAATGAAGCGGCTACTGCATTGCAAGAAATTAGGAACCAAGGTCGTAAACCAATTGGTGTTTAGTGTTAAATGTCGGGGATAATTTTTTTAATCTAAGGAGCCTGCTATGCCTATAGGCGGCGGAATTTTACCAGCATCAGGTAGCTCACAATACAACGAGCTTACCTATGTCACAAGACGGGCGTTTATCCCCAAACTTGTGGTACAGCTATACAACTCAACCCCCCTAATGGCTGCTCTGATTGCAAACAGTCAACAAGCATCAGGTGGTGTGAGCCAAGTCACAGTTCCAGTTCAAGGCGCACAGTTTGTTAATGCACAATGGTCTGATTACTCTGGTTCATTTAACCAGCCATCAGTTCAGCAAGGTGCGTTTAACGCTGAGTTCAACCTTAAGCTAATGATTGCTCCAGTTCCATTCTTAGGTATGGAAGGTGCGGTTCAACAAGACTACGCAGTTATCCCATTGATTGAAGCTCGTATGAACGATGCTACAAACGTGATGATGGATGCGATGGCTACAGCGTTGTACAACAACACAACCAACACTCAACAATTTATCGGTTTACCTGGTGCTGTTGATGATGGTACAACAATGCAAACTTATGGTGGCATTGACCGTAACACATATACTTGGTGGAAATCTAAGAAA